TAACTTATCTCTGTTTCTACTTCCGATTCTGTCGGATAAGCGTCTGTTATCGCCACATCTGCTGCCTTATTTACGCATTTTCTTTTAAGCTCCTCATATTTGTCCTCAAAATAAGTAACCAGCTCCTTATTCTCAAAAGGTGCCAGTCTTGCAGCGATATAGTATACTATTGCCTGATCAGCTTTGTAATTAACCTGGGTAGTGTTGGTAATAAGCGTAATATCGGTTGGTGTCGTCGCAGTTGAGACTAATAAGGCCCGGTCGTAAAGCTCCTTATGTGCCATATCAGCGAACAGAATAGCTTTTGCTTGCATGTCTGCAACGTCTGCATCCGGAATTACTACACCATCATCAGTGTATTCGTCAAGCAATGCCCGAACTTTGTAGAATAGGTTTTGCACTGTTTCAGCCATTTATCATCCATCCTTTGGGTGCTTTTCTCTGTAATGCGCCATAAGCTCACCCTGATTATCACAGGCAAAATCACACTTTTTACAGTGTTTTAGATCTATTTCGTTAGTTGTGGTGATGGTCATTATCGGGTCAGAAATTGTTTTCTTAACCCTCTTGCCTTTCGTCTCTGCAATTAATTCAATATGGTCAAAATACCCTAACGCTCTCTGAATGATTTCATCATCGTCAGTTATAAATTCGCCCTTGGTATCAAAGCGAAACATCATTTTACCACTTGTTTTACTTTTGATCTCTTTTAAAGGTTGACCAAAAAACTTATACATAAATACCTCCTAATATAGATAAAGCAGGGGAATCTCACCCCTGCCCCTTTTATTAAATTAGATCGGCAACTCTTCCCATGTAATTGAATAACCGCCGAGGAAGGTCGTTCCTGCCGCTACCCAAGTCGGAACCCACATCATGCCAGGAGGAATGACAATATCCCCATCAATGACTTCCTGAATCTTTCCACCCTGTAAGTTGGCCGCTGTGCCGGCGGTAATAAACAGGTCTGCCGCCCTGATTAGGGTTAATGCGCCGCCGCCTGTTAAGGCTGCTCCTGCCGCACTTGCCATATAACCGGCTACAGAAGTAACGGCTGTTCCAACAAGGTTACATGCAACCGGTGTTACTGCCGAACTTGCGACCGTTGGAGCCGTTCCCTTACTATGGAATACCCCTGCTACTGGTGCGGTTCCTGAAATAGGCCACACGCCGAATTTCAGGAGTGAGATATTTTTCCCTGAATTTAAAGGATTCCATAAAGCAAACTGCGTAGAAGCTGCGGCTGCGGCTGCGTTTATATTTCCTGCCGCAATGGTAGATGACCATGCAGTAAGCACAAGACTAAATACTGTACCCCTGGACGCACTTTCATAATAGAACCCTTGTGCGTTTGAAGATGCCAGGGCACCGTTTTTAGATGCTCTTGCTGGGTTTACTGTTCCGTCCGAAGATGTGACCGGACCAACTCTGATTTCATTAAGCATATAATCATCCCCTTATCGTATTTCACGTTCTCTACTTCCTTCGCCGGCTAGCCTCCAATACGTTCCATCTGATCGGTACAACACGTTTTGATCCGTGTCGTACCATTTTTGAGAAGCTTTAGTAACTAGAAACGCATCAGCTAAGCGTTCGGCGGTCGTACCATATATTGTGTGTTCGTGTTCGTTAACGACCATTGCCCACACCCTCTTTACAGTAATTCAATAAATTTCATATAGGCCGCATGGTTTGTCAATAGTTTATCGGTTGCAGCCGGGGTCAGGGTAATTGCAATAGTGCCATCATCCTGTAAAACGTTAGCTGTTTCAATCTCGATCATTTTTTCAGTATTTTTGGTCACCGTACCCGTTACGGCTTTACCCGCCCAAAAATCTCCGGCTGCTATAGAATAGGTCATCGCATCGTCTGCGCCCGAACCAGTGCCGCCGATAATTAAAACAGCTTTGGTCCCGGATTTTGATGGCGCTACCGTGAATACCTCTGCTAAAGCGTCAGTATCTGCGGTTGCCGCGTTTGACGTTACAGTCGTGATTGTGTTCAACGCGGATATAGTTGATTTGGTTATTGTTACTGCCATGAGAAGTCACTCCTTTAAATTAGATTGTGGTTGATGCTGCGGCCTGGGTTGCAGCTATACGGACTAATTCTTTGGGCTTCAAAACACGCGCCCCGAATACATGAAGTCCACTTGCCCCACCGGCGAATGAGGATTCCAGTTCAGCAATAAATCGAGATTTGAGAATTTGTTCAGCGTAGACAATCGCGTTGTAAGAGCCCGCCAAACATTGGGTAACATAAGAACCTTCTGCTCCGGTTGTGACAAGGTTATTGGACACATAGATATCCGTGTCGTTGTACTTAACCCAAGATAAACCGCCCTTTTCGCCGTTCATACCTTCATTTACTTGGAATTTAACTCCGGCAAGCATGAGCTTTTCTTTATACCACGGGGGGATAACTAACCATCTTCGATTAGGCTTAACGTTAGCCTCTTCAAGTTTACGTATAACTGTTGAAGTTGTGGAAAGTGCAATTGTCTCACTTACCGTTGCGGTTATTGTCGTTCCTGCCCCGGCGTGTAAGCCGAATACATAGGCATCTGCGGTGTCTCTCAAACCGTAAGCCGCTTCTTCAACACTCGTGCCCTTTACATCAATGATGCTTTGGAATGCTTCAATGTCGTCAACCTTGAAGGCGTAGGAGTTCTTTTGATCGATTAGGAGTGTTATCCCTGCATCTTCAAGATCTTCATACGTTAAAGTACCTGTGTACGCCGCAATAGTAGGACGGGCAAGCCCTGTGAAGGTAACTGTATCACCGGCTTTTTTAATTTGTGAGCCTGTGTCTTCGGTACAGATTTTCCTTGCTACAAGATCATTTTGTAGAGTCATTAAGATTTTGGTTGATACCAATTTTGGAATAGAACTGAGTATTGCCATGTAGAATCACTCCTTTTACTTCATACCTAATACTTTTTTAATTTCAGGCCATCTGGCTATACGTTGCTGATCGGACATTGCTTCGATTGCCTCCGGTGTAAGCGTAAGATCTTTAATCGCTCCGCTGCCTGTCACACTGCCTGGTGAAGAGCCAGCGTTCTTTGTGTTCGTCTCGAAGGCTTTCAGCCTTGCCCTGAGTTGCTTGTTCTCGTGGTGTGCATAGGCATCTGCCAGACTCTTTCCTTTAGCGGTTTGTTCCCAAACTTCAGGAGGGATTTTGTCCGTTGCAGGGTTGAAGTCTCTGTCGTTTTCCTGCTTAAAATAGTCGAGGAACTCGCCATACTGGGCTGTCTGTTTTTGTTGTTGCTCCTGTTGCTTGATTAACTCTGCAGCTTTTCTGACTACGGGGTTACTTGACACATACTCATCAACGATTGAGGGGTCGATGCCTTTTTCTTCGAGGGATGCCCTGCGTTGCTGTTCGGCTTGCTCTGAAAGAGCTTGTTGATACTCTGCTTCGGTTGTGATGGGCTTGCCGTTCCACTCGTAGCCCTGGTTAGCTATCCATGTATCGGTAGCCTCTTGCTTTGCTCGTTCTATTGCTTTGTCATAGTTCATACCTTTTTGGATGTGTGTAACGGCTTCCTCGTAAGGAATTTCCTTTTCTTCATGGTTGAACTTGATTTTGATCTTTTGTGGTTCCGGGTCCTGTGGTGGGGTCGGATCACTTGGCGGATCTGCCGATGAAGGATCGGTAGGAATTGGGTCTGTTGGTGTTGGGTCTGTTGGTGTTGGGTCTACGGGTGGATCGTTTGGTGTCGGGTCACCCTCTGCGAATAACTGTAAATTCATCTTTAATGGTCCTTGGCTTGGTGTGCCTTCTAACATTGAATAATCATCCTTTCGCCTATGGTTGGGCTTTTATTTAGGCATATAAAAAGAGCCTATTGGCTCATCTGCTGACCTTGTTGCTCCTGTATCATCTGCATAATCGCTTGTTCTTTCTGTTCACTCGGTAAACTATTAATCTGCTGCTGCACTTCGGGAGGCTGCTGCTCTAACCATTGCGCCATCTGCTCGTACTGCGCTTCCTTGTCTGCTCCTGCTTGCGCTTGTTCTATTTCTGCTTGCGCATCATCTATAAGCCCTTGGCAATCAGGTATTAGGTTCATCTTGGCAACTCTTTCAAAGTATTGCAGCTTGGTAATCTGTCCCTGTTCTAAGAGCCTGTCAAGCGCCTGTATGCCTACTATTTCGCTCCAGTAAGTTGACGGTCCAACATCGACTTTACATTGCAGGAGAATATCTTTAATAGCTTCTGCATTATACGGCGCTGTGACAACCTTGCCCTTCTGCCTTATGCTTACTTTGCGGTTATTGTATTTCCTCAGAAAAAATTCGCCCCATATTAAACCTAAGTCCTCGACAAGTTGATCACGGTTCATGGAAATATTGACTAAGGGCATTGACGCTTGCTTTGCTGTGGAGATAATGGCCACACCAGAGGCTTGTTCAGGATCAACTTGCCCCATCAAAGTATCATTCGCGCCGATAAAGTCCTTTGTGTACTTTATCGCCATATCAATGACCCGAAGAATTGCCTCGTTGAAGTTCCCTGCTTGGAGTTGATGGACCAGATTCGAGATAGGCCCACCATTGCTGTCTGCCTTGATTGCTACTCCTAATTGATTACTCCAGGTCGTGATAAAATTTTGGTCATAGATTGTCTTGCCGAAGGCGCTCATTTTCATCCAATAACTAACCATAGCAAAGAGTTGATTAATGCTGATTTGGTTGTCTATAATTCCCTCTGTCGCTGACATTCCATGGCAGGAGTTTTTGACGCTCTCCCAATTGGCCCAAGCTACAGGATAGCAACTTATCCCAAGGTCTTTATCTTTGCAAATAGGACAGTATTTAGTTGATTTGTTCCAGAATACTCGACCGCTCTTCCTGTAATATTTGATGAGCGCCAAGCACTTACCTGTATCACCTTTACTGTCTAGCTCAACTTTGCCGTATTCCCCAGCTTGGTAGGTGTTCTCGCTGTCGGGCGCAATGGAACTAATTAAATCCTCCTCTATACCGTTTCGCTTGGCCTCTTCCTTTAGGTCCTTTACCGTCTCTCGCCCAACGATGAGGATGTAAGGTTGCCGCTCTACGAGCTTATTATTCGGGTTCCCCAGCATGACGTTGCCACCATCGACAAGCTCTGTCTTAAAATCTCCCTCTTCATCCTGGCCTGTCTTAATCGTTGAATCCCAATACACATGGGCTACCATGTCTCCAGAGTTCGCCCCATCCAATAAGGCATCTTTAAGCAGGGAATCCATCTTATCCTTCTCCCACTTCATGTCTGCCATACCAGAGAGGAGATCAACAACCTGCTTAATCTGTACTTCCTGCTCATCTTGGGGCTCATCGGGTATATTCTCAGCCGAATACTTCATTTTTAGTTTTTGAGATGTCATAAAGGCGATAAAGTAATTGACGGCTGAACGACATATATTGAACGTCCACTTAGGTAATCCATTTGTTGTAATACCCGACCATTGATTAGAATTGTAGAACTTCCAGTTTAGATCGACTTTTTCATAGTATTCAAGCCGATTCTTGTAGGTAATACCCTCGGTGTATTCGTTCCACTCCTGCGTATAATCTTGTTGCATCTGATCACCTCTCATCTTTTACGGCTTTTAAAGCACTCGCTTTGTTGTAACTCATAAGCTCTGTCAGCTCATCCGTCAAGGCTTCAGCTTTCTTCTCTTCTTTGTGCTGCTCGATAGCCTCTAGAATAGGCTTTACAGGGTTAAGTTGTAGCTTGGGTACATTACCTTTCGCTAACTCTCTGCCGTGCTTTATGCCCGTTATATAAGCCAGAATAAGGCATAAAAAAAGAAATAGACAAATGCCTAGATCTATGATTTGCTCAAACATCTTTTACCTCCGTAATGTCATATTAATATAGCTTTGGTCCAATTCCCCTGTTTCTCTTGGCTCCCGGTCGAAGAAGTCGTCTCGCTTTTTCTTCTTCTGTGGTGTGTTTGGCCTTGGCCTGCCAGCAATGAAGTAGCGTATCGCATCCGGACCGTGTGTTAGTTCGTGCGGCTCCGTTGCAACATCATTGGGGTCTACCTCATCATGCTGCAGCTGTGGTAGAGTACGGATGAGATTGACACAGTTCTTGAAAAATACAAGATTCGCCGTCGTTATGCCTTGTTCATCCTGGTAAGGTTTAAGCCACTCTTTGAGGTTGTACCAACCCTGTACCCTATCATTGTTCGCCTTGATAAGGTTCTCCCCATTCTCCCGGAATATATCCACCGCGCTCTTACCTGTTTCTTGCCGCCTATTCCAGAGGTCAGGTGGTGCAAACTTTTGATATATTTTCTCATCACCATTAATCCGCTTAATTTCCTTTGCGGCATCAGAGATAATAAAATTGCTTTTATATAACTCTTTGTAGACATATGCTTTACCGTGCGAATCTACTGCTATCCAATAGTTAGCCAACATATCAAGGCCATAGTCTTTAGTCGTGTATCGCTTCCACTCAGGAGGAATAACAAAAGGTTCTATAACATGGATATCTGTCCTAAACTCGTCAAAGTACGTTCCACCGGGTATACCATACTCGCCAAGACCAACTACTTTGTAGCGGTCCGGGTTGCTAAACTCTAAGTCTATTATCTTTTTCCTGTCTTGGTCATCTAGCCACTCGTTGCATTTATATGTTGTCGTCAGCCTAAACGTATCTGGGTACTTCTTATCCCAGTAACGGTCCTTTGTCCAGTGGCTATTTATCCAGGGATTATATGTGAGTGTAACCTGCTTCCACAACCCATCGGGCATTTCGCCACGTATGGCCTCATCGAATGTGTCAAAGTCGTCTGAGCTGTCTATCTCGTAGGCCTCCTCAATCCACGCCCAGCAAAGGACACCGACATCTACAGTCATTGACGTGAGCTTGAGAGGGTCGTCAAAGCCACGGAAGAGGATCTTCTGGCCGGTCGCCACGTAAACGCACTCTAAAGGGCTCAGGGTAAATCGCCATTTATTATAAACACCAAGACGTTTAGCCGCCCACTTAAGCTGTGCAAAAGTCGAATCTTTGTGTGTATTAAACGTCTTACGCACTACAACAGCATTAGCCTTTGGATGCTTCATGATGTTGTATATAAACCATAGCGCAGTTGTAACTGATTTCTTGGAGCCCCTGCCGCCTTTGAGAACTCGATAACGATTCTTGTTGTGCCAGAATGCCCCGTAGCCTCTGCCGATGACTTCAGGCAAATTTATTTCTTCGGTTTTCACCGCCTCTCACCTCGGTTATGGACAGTATAGTAAATCGGAGTAATCAGGAGATAATCAAAGTTTGCAATTTGACTCAAAACACGTTTTAAATGCCTCTATATTGAGAATCAAAAACGTGTAAAAACGACTCTCAAGGCTGAATATGAGCAAATATAAGGATCACATAATATTGCTACTTGCCATAGTGCTCATTATGGGACCCAATCAATCTTCCAGGTCATTTTCACCCTTAAAGATAACCATCGCGCCATTAACCTCTAACTTATCGGTAAACATGCCCAGGTGCTTGCCCAGGAGCTCTAAGGCCTT